ATTTCTTCCTTAACTTTTAACCGATTTTAAGTGTGATCTATCTAGCATGTCCAAGTTTATGTGGTTGTTTAACTGCTGCCACTCCAAAGAAGAGGAATGGATTGGAACATTGGTCAAGGGGATGACTGATGACAGTGTTGGCGCGGCTGAGATGTACGTTGATTGCGGTAGAGATCGCATTAACTTAGAAGATGAGTTCGTACAACTCGAAGCGGACCGGAAGTTGCATCCGGTAGGTGGGGCAAAAACCCCACCGTACGGGCCGAAAGGCCCAAAACGCGGGGCTGCTAGCCTCGCGGTTAGCGGGGCCATCAGCCCCGCGAAGTCCCCAGGCTGGGGAGGACTATATGAGTCCCTAGTAGACCTGTTCAATGAATTAAATATGATGCGTAACCCTCTTGAACGGGCCACAAATGGTTGCACAAATCCTGAGGCTGCGTCTAGTACAGACATTGTCTTGTATCGGGAGATACAGCGTGGGAGTCTAGCTATGTATGGCTTGCTCTATAGAATCCATTGCACCTACCAACGGGCTAGTGATGCAACGGGAGCCTATGCGGACCCAACGATGTGGGATCAGATATACGAAGCTTTCGCCACCTATCAGGCGGCTGCTTTCGCTGATGGCACCGACCGCAGGTCACAGACCCCACCACCCCCACCCTCTCCTCCAAAACCATTTGTCAAGAAAGTCGAACCTGTTGAAGTTGTGCAACATCGACGCGTTCGCAAACATAAGCAAGATCCGTTCGTCGCCTCACTAGTGAGCGAAATTAAATGCAAACTCGGTATACCCGAGCGTACGCCCGCAAATGTTCGGACAGTACGTCACATGGCACAAACTCGGTGCCGTGAAATGAATTTGCGCGTGGTTGACTCACGGCGGGCTATTGAGCTTGCTGTCACCCTCGTTTTCGTTCCTGATGAGATGGACGTTGATGCCGCCAAGGTGGCTAACAGTGTGGCCGTGCGTAAGCAGCACGCCTCACTAGCATACGAAAAGAAACCACCAATATTTAGGTGGTTTATTAGTAAGCGCACTTATGTTTTCTTTGCCTGGCCACGAGATAGTGGCCAGGCGGATGCTTGAGGGCGCTTGGTAGCCACACAAGGTGTCAGTCATGTCTCAACCATTTCTGACCCACGTTTGCGCGTGTGGCGTAACCAGGCGCTTGTGGAGCCAAGGGCACTCTTCAGTATTACGGAAGGGGGCCCTACGCTCAATTTGAATGTCAACAATGCGGATATCACCACGTTAGCGTGCGCGTTGTTGGAGCGGATGTACTATTGTAAAGTGAAGGGGGAGTTTGTCGCCCCCCCGTCGGTGACAACCGATATATATGACACTCGTCTTGGCAGCTTTCGCTCCGAGGTGTGCAGAAAGGTTGGGCATGCCGCTCCGATTTCCCTTGACCAAGTGGTCGAGATGTATCAGGGCCGTAAGCGAACCATTTACCTGAACGCCAAGGATAGATATCAGATGCTAGGCTGGTGCAAGACATATCCGTGGTTGAAGGCTTTCGTGAAAATGGAAAAGGTCAGCCCGGATAAAGCTCCTAGGTGCATACAACCTAGGGACCCTGTTTACAATGTTTGTCTCGCTGCATACATTAAACCAATTGAGCATAGAGTCTACAAAGCCATTGATAAAGTCTTTGGTGATGGGCCAACCGTGATCAAGGGGTATAATGTAGAGCAAGTGGGGCGAATAATGCGTGGAAAGTGGAATAGCTTCAACAGGCCAGTTGCAATTGGGCTGGATGCTGTGAAGTTCGACATGCATGTGAGCAAGGAGGCATTGGAGTGGGAACACTCAGTTTACAACCGCATATATAGGTGCAAGAAGTTACGCACAATGTTGAGACATCAAATATACCAGCGCGGAGGCGCCCGGTGTAAAGATGGTCACCTATCATATAAGGTAGTAGGGCGGAGAGCAAGTGGAGACATGAATACTGCACTCGGTAATTGTTTGCTGATGTGCGGTTTGGTACATGCTTATGCGGCAGAAAAGGGAGTAAAAGTGAAACTTATGAACAATGGTGATGACTGCGTAGTTATGATGGAAAGCGAGGATGAACACGTCTTCTTGCAATCCTTGGATGACTGGTTTTACCAAATGGGGTTTAGGATGACAACGGAAAAACCCGTGTATTCTTTGCCTGAAATTGAGTTTTGTCAAATGCGACCTATAGAGTACGGTGATAATCAGATTATTATGGTCCGCAATATCAATGTTGCATTACGCAAAGACACATTGATTACAGTGGACGTATCCACCGAGAAAGCACTCAAAGCATGGATGACTGCCGTCGGAAAGGGTGGGTTGTCGCTTACCGGCGGCATTCCCATCATGCAAAATTTCTATAGGCGATTGATTGCGTTGGGATGCGGCGTGGTTAGCAAAGTTGCTACCCAACTTAACCAACACTCCGGCATGTATCTATTAGGGATGGGTGTAGATAGGCATTTTAAAGAGCCCACTGCACAAGCTAGACTGAACGTATTCAGAGCTTGGGGCATTACGCCCGACCAGCAGGTTGGACTGGAGCGTTACTATGACGCCTATGAGTTCAAACATGGGTCGGCAGTGGGCGTCGATAGTCATATTAATTACAACACCATCTTTCATGTACTATCACGGTAATTATTGTGGCCCTGGGTGGTCCAATGGAGAGTATCAATCATCGGTGCTTGGTGACAAGCCGGCCATCGATGATTTTGATGTTACTTGCAGGCTGCATGACGCAGCCTATGCACTTGGGATGGATTTGAACGAGGCAGACGATGTGTTTGTCCGTTCCAATCAGTTCAAGGGTGTCAAGCGATCGGTTGCTGCCGCAGCGGTCGCTCTCCAGAGGCAGCTTAGGGCCTTCGATAGTTCTAACAATCCACCAAATTCGAGAACTATAATGCCAAATAAAAATACTCCCAAGAAGGGAAATTTGCGGGGGGCCAACATGCCCTCCAAACCCAATGGGAATTCCACACAGCCCAATAGAATCACACAATCCAATATTCCAGCAGCGTCTGGGTACCAGTTAGGACAATTTAAGCCTATCACACGCAGAAACGGCAATACCATTACGGTAAGCGGCCGTGAGTTTGGCTGCACAGTTAACGTGGTAAACAACTCTGCCTTTGGAGCTTCTGGCATGTGTCCTTTGACACCTGCTTTATTCCAGAGTGCAGTGTTGGGTGCCCATGCTAAGTGCCATGAGAAATACCGGTTTAGGTCCATTATTGCCCGGTACATTCCAGCGGTACCCACAAGTGCTCAGGGACAAGTCATGATGCTCTCCTCCAAGAATATGAA